ATTTGTACTCTATAATTCATACCATATGGTGAGGGTAATTTATTGTATATTGGTTCGGTGTGTGATACGGTGCGGAGTACAATATCTGATAGATGATTCTCGATTGTCGTCGTGTTGTCGTTACTTGCAACTGTCGCTGGGACAGATAGTTCATGATTGTCAGAGCTGGATAATGTAGCATCCAGCATGCTATATTCAACATTATTATTATTAGATTTACTAGCATTAATATTAAAAACACACCATAACGCTACAATAGTGTGTAGTTTTGGGGGATATCCCAATAGTAGTTAGTATATACACTTCCCTAGCCACTAATATCCTAGTGTTATAACTGGTATATAGTGTACACACGTCCATTATTAAAGGAAATGGTAACCTTGATTAGTTCTTTTATATCATTAGAGTTGTTCCATCAAAGGAGACGTACTTAACCTCTCCCCTCTTAAAAAGTTTATAGATGGTTGAACGTGGCCATTCTACAAACTCTATTTTCCGTTTTTCACATTCTTGCTTAAGATGATTAACGTATTTGCTACCGTATGGATTTAAGTAGGCTTCAAACTGGAAAGCACGAATTTTGTCATCGACTACAGTTTTAATATCTTTTGTGCTATCTACCCAACTAATAGATGAGAGCAATGTTTCTTCGCTTAGTACACCGACAATAGTATTTAATTCTGGATGATAATAGAATCTCCTTTTAAGGAATGTAACATCCTCCCAGCTCTCATAATTGTGCATTATGGCTCCCTTAGTACTTGATGTTACTTTTAAGCCTAATGCTGTATAATACTCTTCCATGCTATAAGCATCAAGCAAGGTGCAACTTGGTTTCACTCCACATAATATATCATCACCTAAAATAAACAGCCGTAAATTTGTATAAAAATCTTGTGTTGTATGATCTGCATAGTGATGGTGATACCACATTCTAACGTAAGTTAATTGCACAAGACTGTTAAACATGTTCGTAATCCACGTCCCAGATGCCATTGAATGGGTTAACCAAAAAGTATCATCATTGGCTGCCACATAACCCTGTATAATATTTGTCAGCAGTGTTGACAAAATTAGAGTATCATCGGCTGTTCCTCTAAATTTCCCTACTATAGCATTACGAACACAATACATCACTTGTACTACCATCTTTTTGTCCCAAAATGAGACATCTAATGCTAATAAATTACGTCCTGCTAGTTGGTTATGTATCTTTGAAAATTCTGTATATGGATTAATTTGAAGCATAAGCCCATTATACCATTTCTCCCTAATTAATTGTTTAAACAAATTACCTAAGTATTTTTTAAGTAGGAAGTTAATATGCAAGGGTACTATCCTAAAAGTGCGAGGGAATTGTTTTTTCTTTAATGATCGTGTTTCATCCTTGATAGTTTCCTTAGCAACAATATCATCTATGTCTAATGTACCATTGATACATTTATGCTGGAACTCTGTCACCAATCTTACTCCCTTCACTGTTAACTCCCCTTTACAAAAATCTACGTACTCATGGCGATCTGTAAGCAAACCTATACCGCATGCAGTATCATCCTTCATAGGCGCTAATACTTCATCTCCCAAAATATTCACAGTATCTGATATAGGTTCATAAGGTTCCAAAATATCAT